CAGCAACTGGAATTATAGTTGGTGCGTTAACAACAGCAGTTGCTTTTATATGGAATTTATTCCTTGGTTTACTTGATTTAATACTTGGTATTATTAATTATTTAGTTAATCCATGGATAGCATTCGCAAACTTCTTTGGTAACTTATTCAATGACCCTATCGGTGCAATTGTTCATTTATTTGGTGATTTAGCAGACAATGTTCTTGGAATCGTAGAAACAATTGCAAAAGCACTTGATAAAGTGTTTGGTTCAAATCTTGCAAGTACAGTTCAAGGGTGGCGAAGTGGACTAGATACCATGGTTGAAAATGTTGCAAATGAATATGGTAATGGTTCTTATGAAAAAGTTGCAAATGAATTAAATTTAAGTTCTGAAAGTCTAGGACTTAAAAGATGGGCTTATGGTGATGCTTGGGATGCTGGTTATGCATTCGGTGAAGGTATTGAAAACACTGTTGGTGGATTCTTTGGTGATGGTTTAGGTGGTACATTTGATGAATTAACGAATGGTGTTAGTGGTATAAATGAAAATACTGAAAATATTTCTGATAGTTTAGATATTACATCTGAAGATTTGAAATATCTTAAAGATTTAGCTGAAAGAGATACCATAAACCGATTCACAACTGCTGAAATTAGAATTGAACAAACAAATAACAATAACATTAATTCAGAACTTGATATTGATGGAGTTGTCAACAAATTAACTATTGGTGTTGAAGAAGCTATGGAAAAAGCAACGGAAGGGGTGCATTATTAATGGCTTATTTATTTTATTTAGATAAAATGTTATTACCAATTGCACCTTCAAAGTTGCAATTGAAAATAGAAAATCAAAACAAAACCTTAAATCTTATCAATGAAGGGGAAATAAACATTCTCAAAAAACCAGGACTTACAACCATTGATTTTGATTTTATATTACCAAATGTAAGATATCCATTCGCAAAATATAAAGGTGGATTTAAGAAAGCAGAAGATTTTCTTAAAAAAATTGAAGAATTGAAAGTTTCACAGAAACCATTCCAATTCATAGTTACTAGGGAAAATCCAAAAGGAAAATCTTTGTTTGATACAAATATTAAAGTTGCAATTGAAGATTACACAATTAAAGAAGATGCAAAACAAGGATTGGATGTTGTAATAAGTATCAATTTGAAACAATACAAAGATTATGGAACTAAAAACTGCAAGATAAGTTTTGAACAAAATAAAACATCTATATCTGTTCAAAACACAAGAGAAACGACAAATTCACCAGCACCAAAATCAACAGAAACTTATGAAGTTGTTAAGGGTGACACACTATGGGGTATTGCTAAAAAGTATTATGGGAATGGTGCAAAATACACTGTTATTCATAATGCAAACAAAGATAAAATTAGCAATCCAAATTTAATTTATCCAGGTCAAGTTTTGACTATACCTTCAATTTAGGGGGTGTATGTAGTGAAAACAGAATTATTAATTCAAAATGGTTCAAAAATTTATATTCCAACTGTTGAAGAAGGAATTACATTTCAAACTGAAAGACAAGGTTCACCTGGTGAATTAAGATTCAATGTTATTAATGATGGGAATATAAACTTTACTGAAGGAAATGCAGTTAGATTTAAGGTGGATGATAAAAACGTATTTTATGGTTTTATTTTCACTAAGAAAAGAAGTAAGGATGGAATAATTGAAGTAACAGCTTATGACCAATTAAGGTATTTCAAAAACAAAGATACTTATGTTTATACTAACAAAACAGCAGATGAATTTATAAAAATGGTTGCTTCAGACTTCAAAATGCAAGTTGGAACACTTGAAAACACTGGTTTCAAGATAGCTTCAAGAATTGAAGAAAATACAACTTTATTTGATATGATTCAAAATGCACTTGATTTAACATTACTAAATAAAAAACAATTATATGTAATGTATGATGATTTTGGAAAAATAACATTAAAGAATATAGGTTCAATGATTGTTGATATCTTAATTGATGAAGAAACTGGTGAAAATTATAATTATACATCATCGATTGATTCTAACACTTACAACAAAATTAAATTGACTTATGATAATGAAGAAACTGGAAAAAGGGAAGTTTATATTGCACAAGATTCAAACAATATGAATCAATGGGGTGTTCTTCAGTTCTTTGAAACCTTACAAAAAGGTGAAAACGGAAAAGCCAAAGCAGATGCTTTACTTGAACTTTACAATCAGAAAACAAGAAATTTATCAATTAACAATGTATTTGGTGATTTAAGAGTTCGTGCAGGTTCATTGGTTGGTGTTCAATTAAATTTGGGGGATATAATGGTTAATAATTTAATGTTTGTTGAAAAATGCAAACATATCTTCAAAGAAAATGAACATTTCATGGATTTAACTTTAAGAGGGGGTGAATTTGTTGCATGATTCAACTGATTTAGTAAAACTCATAAAAAGGGCAGCAATTGATGCAGTTAATGCATCCAAACCTTGTAATTTAACATTTGGAACTGTAACAAGTACTTCACCTCTTAAAATAAATGTTGAACAAAAAATGACGTTAACATCAGCACAACTTGTTTTATCAAGAAATGTTACTGATTACAAAGTAAACATTGATATTGATTCTGAAACTGAAACTGGTGCAGCTGATATTGATTTATCACATACACATTCATATTCAGGAACAACTGCTGATGGTGGTGTTAATACTAGTTCATTACATACACACCAATATTCAGGAACAACTAAAAGTGGTGGGGGGATTAGTATTGCACACAAACATAAATTCAAAGGAACTAAGGAAATCACAATAAAAAATGCATTGGTTGTTGGTGATGAAGTAATATTGATTAGAATGCAAGGTGGGCAAAAATATATTGTCATGGATAGGGTGGTGAATGTTCAATGATTCCTATGAATAACACAATTTTGAATGATGAATTAGAAGTTCAAGAGGAATCCAGTAAAGATTATAAATTATATATAAATGAAAACATAGTAAATGGCGTTGTCGATGGGTTGGAAGCAATGAAACAAGTCATATATAAAATACTAAATACTGAACGATATGAATATATAATTTATTCCTGGAATTATGGAATTGAACTTCAAGATTTATATGGTGAACCAATATCTTATGTATGTTCTGAATTACAAAGAAGAATCACAGAAGCTCTTATTCAAGATGATAGAGTTGAAACTGTTGATTCTTTTTTATTTGAAACGGAAGAAAAAAGAAAACTTCATGTCACGTTTGTTGTTCATACAATATTCGGTGATGTTGAAGCTGAAAAGGTGGTGAATTATTAATGTATGAAAACACAACATTTGAAATAATTCTTCAAAGAATGCTTGATAGAATTTCCAATATTATTGATAAAAGGGAAGGTTCACTTGTATATGATACTTCTTCACCTGCTGCTATTGAATTTCAACTATTATACATCGCACTTGATACTATTCTAAATGAAACATTTGCAGATACAGCATCTAGGGAATATCTAATCAAAAGAGCAAGAGAAAGGGGAATTATTCCTAAAGAAGCAACTTATGCAGTTTTACAAGGTGAATTCAACATCGATATTCCAATCGGTTCAAGATTCAGTTGTAATGACTTAAATTATATCGCAGTTGAACAAATAACAACTGGTATTTATCAAATGAGATGTGAAACTTTAGGTGTGATTGGAAATAAAAATTTTGGTGATTTGATACCAATTGATTATATTGAAGGTTTAGAAACTGCTAAACTTACAGAACTTCTTATTCCTGGTGAAGATGAAGAAGAAACAGAAGCTTTAAGAAGTAGATATTTTAATTCTCTTGATTCACAATCATTTGGTGGAAATATCACTGATTACAAAGAAAAAACCAATTCCCTTAATGGTGTTGGTGGTGTGAAGGTTTACCCAGTGTGGAATGGTGGTGGAACTGTAAAGTTAGTAATTATCAATTCAGACTATGAAAAACCTTCTACAACGTTAGTTGAAGAAATTCAAACAGCTATTGACCCAGTTCAAAATCAAGGTGTTGGTGTAGGTATAGCACCAATTGGTCATGTTGTAACTGTTGTTGGATGTTCAACACATACTGTTGATATCACAACTAATATCACATATCAAGAAGGGTGGAACTGGGATTCAGTTAAACCTTATGTTGAAAAAGCAATAGATGAATATTTTAAGGAATTAGCCAGTGAATGGGATTCAGTAGATAATTTAATAGTTAGAATTAGTCAAATTGAAACAAGATTACTTAATGTTCCTGGTGTTTTAGATATCGCAAACACAACATTAAATGGTGTAGCTGAAAACTTACTTATTGGTGCAGATTATATTCCTATAAGAGGGGGAATAAACAATGTATGATAGAAATTTGATTGATTATATTCCACCTTTTTTAAGGGATGTTAGGGAGTATAAAGCAATTCTTGAAGATGCAGAACAACCTGAAATGGTGTTGATTTGGGATGCAGCTAAGAATGCTTTGAATGACCAATTTATTGTTGATGCAACTGAAAATGGTGTTTCAAGATGGGAAAAGATACTTGGAATAGTTCCAAAAGCAACATTAACTTTGGATGAACGAAAATTCACGATTTTAACAAAGATTAATGAACAACTACCATTCACTATTACAACATTGAATGAACGTTTAACTTCACTTTGTGGTAAAGATGGTTATTCTTTGACCTTAGATAATACCAATTACACATTAGATGTTAAAGTTGCGTTAACTGCTAAAAATAACTTTGAAGATGTTAATTCGTTGCTTCAAAGAATTGTTCCTGCTAATTTAGTTGTTACTTTAAGTTTGAGATACAACCAATATGAAACTATGACTAAATTAACACATGGACAATTACAAGCTTATACACATTATGGATTAAGAAATGAGGTGTTAGTAAATGGATAGTTCAAAGAATTTAAATTTAAATTTGCCAGGACAAACAGATTTTTATAATGTCAATGATTTTAATGAAAACTTTAATATTATTGATGAAAAAATAAAAGAATTAGAAGATAATAGTGCAAATGTTACACCTGAAGAAATCGGTGCATTATCACTTGAAAATGAAAGTTTATCAAACATAGATTTCTTAGCTTGGGTGAAATCTCAAAAAACATCTAAATTTTTTACAGTAAGTTCAGATTGTACCAATTTACCAGTAACTGAAAACTTCATAGGTGAAATTCAAGCACACCATGATGGATTGTGGAAAAAAGTATTGATGTTAAGTATATATGGTAATGGTACACCTGCAAGAATGTTTACTGGGGTAGAATTAAATGGTAATTGGTCAGGATGGAATGAATATTTACTGACTAATGGTAATGTTCCTATGACTGGTGGATTAAAAGTTAATGGTGGTCATGGGACAATAGGTGCAATAGAACAATATACTTCTATTTCACACATTGAAGAACCAGGAACTAATAATTATAGAAATTTAACTGTAACGAATCAAGGTGAAACAAGTGAAGCAGTTGTACTTCATGAAGTTAGAAATGGAGTTGAAACTAAAACACATAAAATTTATGGAGAACATTATAAACCTACTTCTAATGATATTGGTTCAGTAGAAGCGAATGTTTCACTTTTAACTGGAAGTATTAAAGATATATTAAATAAACCATCAAAAATATATACAGTAGGTGAAAATGTTACTGATATGCCTTACGATGCTTCATGGTGGCATGTGTTGGTTTTAACTAATTCAACAAGTGTGTTTTCCATTCTTGCGTTGAATTTGTTCGACAATCGATTGTTCACACGACATTATCATAACAACGCTTGGCAGGATTGGATTGAATATTCACCAAAATCTCACTCACACACAGCAAATGCAATTTCAGCAGGAACGTTGCAAGGGAAAGTATTAGCCAGTAACGCAGCGACAGCTGACCCAAAATATACACAGTTACGTAACATACAAGCACTTCCAACACAATCAGACCTTACAGCAGGTACAAGTTCTTTGACAAGTGGTGCTATAGTGTTAATTTACGAATAGAGGTGACACTATGGGAAAAGGTATGTATATCGGTGTTGATGGTATTGCTAGAAAAATAAAGAAAGGTTATATAGGGGTAGATGGTGTTGCAAGAAAAGTAAAGAAAGGTTATATCGGTGTTGATGGTATTGCAAGATTATTTTTCAGTGGTGACCCACAACTGGTTTATTATGGGGAAGTAGATACAGCAGCTAGTGAAGCATATAACGGAAGTAATGCTGGGGTAACTACAGTTGGTGATTATGCAATATTCGCTGGTGGTGGATATAGTACTACTTATAGTAATCAAGTAAATGCTTATAATTCTTCTTTAATAAAATCAACACCTTCAACTTTATCAACTGGACGAGTAGCACCAGCAGCAGCTACAATTGGTAACTATGCTATAATTGCTGGTGGTATGACTGCAAGTAGTACTTATACTAACACAGTGGATGTTTATACTAACACTTTATCAAAAGCCACTGCTAATGGTTTATCAAATACAAATGCATATTTAGCTGCAACCACTGTGGGTAACTATGCATTATTTGCTGGTGGATATTATTATTCAAGTAAAACTAGTTATTATTTATCAACAGTAAACACTTATACTTCATCTCTAGCGAAAAGTACAACTACTGCATTATCAAATGCAAGGTATTATTTATCAGCAACCACAGTAGGTGATTATGCATTATTTGCTGGTGGACAAAATGCCAGTGGACTTATATCAACAGTAGACACCTATAATTCATCTTTGGTTAAAGGTACAGCCACTGCTTTATCAGTTGCACGACATAAGTTGGCTGCAACCACTGTGGGTAACTATGCATTATTTGCTGGTGGATATGTAGGAGGGGATGAATATACATCTACAATAGTAGACACTTATAATTCATCACTTGTTAAGGGAACTGCCACCACTTTATCTCATGGAAGGTTTAGTATAGCAGCAACCACACTTGGTGGTATTTATGCAATGTTTGCTGGTGGTTCATATAAATCAGGTACTACAATAACATATTCAACGAAAGTAGACACCTACACGCCAAACTTAGTAAAAGGTGTTGCAACAGATGCACCAATAGGACTTTTGGAGAGTAAGGGAACTTGTGTTGGTAATTATGCGTTATTTGGTATTGTGAAAAGAACAATATATGGATATCAATTAGTAGATTAAGGAGGAAAATAAAATGAAAAAAGTAATTAAATATGATGGAACAAAAACATTTATGTACCCTAATGGTGCATTGGCAACACCTGAAAGAGTACTAGCAGATTTTCCTGCTGTAATGACATTTACACATATTATTGAAACAGACGAAGCAGAACAGGTATGTTTTGCAGTACAAAATCTAGCAGCAATGAGAAGTATTTATGAAGTTGATTCTTCACTTACAGAAGATGAAGCAATTGCAAAAATTCAAGAAATAATCAACACACCTGCACCTGAACCAACAGAAAGTACAGAAGAAAGAACAGCTAAAGCATTAGAAGCTATTGCAGCAGGTCAAACAACAGAAAATTCTGAAGCATTAGATATTTTATTATTTGGGGGTGAAGAATAATGGATAAAAGACAATTAGCATTGGAATTTAGAAAAGCAGTCGAATATTTCATTACAACACTTAACATTGATACTGAAGAAGAAAAAATATTGGAAATACCTTCAATGTTTCCAAAATATAAAGTTGGTATAGCTTATAAAACAAAAGATATTTTCAGATATGGTACTAACACAGTAGGTGACCCACAGTTATATCAAGTATTACAAGACCACACTTCAGCTGGACAATGGACACCTGACACAGCAACATCGTTGTATAAGGCGATTGGTATTTCTGAAAATGGTGTTCCAACATGGGTTCAACCTCTAGGTGCAAGTGATGCTTATAACACTAATGATGTTGTTCTATATAACGAAAAATATTGGAAATCTGATGTTGATGCTAATGTGTGGCAACCTGGGGTTTATGGTTGGACTGAAACGACCATTTAAGGGGTTAAAATTCATTAGACGATTAATTTATCACACACAATAATTAAATACCTTATATGGGTAAATATGACCCATATAAGGTATTTTCATTTACAAATGAAAGGTTGGGTGAATTATGACTGTTGAAATATCACTTTTAATTTCAGGAATTTCTGTCGCATTCGCTATATTTTTTGGAATGAAAAACCAAAAAAGAAGTGACGCACAAGAAATTAAAGAAGATGCATCACAATTAACTAGTGTTTTAGTTAAGTTAGAAACAATTAGTAGTGGGATATCTGAAATAAAAAATGAACTGTCAAATGTCAAAAGTGACATGAAAGAGGATAGAGAAAGAATAATAAAGCTTGAAGAAAGTTCAAAACAAGCACACAAAAGACTTGATGATTTTCAGCATAGATGGGAATTAGGACGTGAAACGTAAAAAAGAATTTTCTAAAAAAATTCTATCCTGGACTATGCTTATTTTTATTTCACAATTGATTGCTGCATTAATATTTGCTTGGGAATCCAAAGACACCAGTATTTTTGTTTATACGATTCCATCCACAGCAGGAATATTTGGTGCTGCAATTGTTTTTTATCTCAATAAAGCAAAAATTGAAAATGTTTTCAAAGGAAAAATTGAGTTCTTAAAATTAAAATTAGATATGATTGAAAAACATCCTGAAAAAGAAATGTATATAAACAAGGAAATTTCAGAAATAGATGAATCATTAAACACTAAAATAAATCAAACAATGAATGAAGCTATTCAGGAAGATATTCATATTCAAAATTATTAAAAAGGTGGTGTTAATCATGAAAATTAATTGGAAACAAAAATTAACAAGTAGAAAATTTTGGGCAGCAGTAATTGGTTTTGTTACTGCATTATTAGTTGCATTTGGTGTAAACGATTTAACTATTGAACAGGTAGTTGCATTGATAACTGCTGCATCCACATTAATTGCTTACATTATCGGTGAAGGTATGGTTGATGCAGCAAGAATTAATAGTGGAGAAGGTGAAGAAAATGAAAATAATTAATTCATTTTTAGCTAACAACGATTGTTACAAAGCAAATAAAAAAATCGTAGTTGAAGGGTTAATACTTCATAGTGTGGGCTGTCCACAACCAAAAGCCAGTGTATTTATAAACACATGGAATAAACCAAATGTTGAAAAATGTGTTCATGGATTTGTTGAACCTGGTTATGTATATCAAACTTTACCTTGGAATCATCGTGGGTGGCATTGTGGGGGAAGTGGAAATAACAAATACATTGGTGTTGAAATGACAGAACCAAACACTATTAAATATACTGGTGG